TTGGTTCCAGATGTGCATCCAGTCACCATATTGACGGTCAATTCTTTGACCACCAATTTCAACTTCAACTTGAGCGACAAGTTGCTCACCAGGGAAATCTAACCAACGAGCATAGACACCTTGGCCTTGTCCAAGAACAAAGGCACCAAGACCCATAAGTTGGTTGATTTCAGGTAAAGTGACTTGAAGATAAGTTCTGTAAGCCAAATCACCGTTTCTACTGATGATACATTGGACACGACGACCGAAATCGGCTTGACCGTTGAAAGTTTGTTCAATTGATTCAATTGCAAAGTTGGTGTATCTACGGTATGTTACTTTCCAAAAAGTAATTTGAGGGTTTCCAGTTAGGTAAACGTCTTGTGCGCCATAGGCGACTAGTTGCATAAGTCCTCCTCCCATTTTATACAATTGCTAAAGAAAAAAATTTTAGAAATTTTAATTTAATTTAATTTTAATTATTTAATTATTTAATTATTTCATTGAACAATTAAATAATTAAATATTACAATGTAATGTTATTTATCTGTCACTTTATTTAACTCCAAATTGTTCTTCATAAATTTTAATAAATAAGAATCTTCTATAATTTCTTTTTTGTTCTCGTGTTTTTTAGTAAAAATATAGGATGTATCCTTTTTCTTTATGCTCCACCCTTCGTCTAATGCGTTATAAATTAGTTTCATTTTTTGAAACATTATGGGGGTTATTGTTATTTTATTAGTTTCTAAATAATCTTCTAGATTTATTGTTAAATCCATTAAATATTTTTAAGAAAAATTTAAATTTGTTTAAACTTGTATATTTGATTTTATTTTAGATTTTTGGTATATTAATATATTTATGTTAATTTTAAATTAAATAAATTTTATGTTTTAATTTAAAGCAATATTTATTTAATTTGAATGACATCTTTTAAGCCAAAAACAATTAAAAAAATCAAATTTAATAAAAAAAATGCAATAACATTAGATAACAAACATAAAGAATTTATGAATGAGTTTGCTAAGGATGAAAATAATAGAATTCCTGAATTACAAAATGAAAAAAGTAAAATTAAAGAGCAACTGGTAAATACAAAAGAAATGAATATTGAATTGAAACTGGAATTAAAAGATAAATTGAATGAAATAAATGTAAAAATAAAAGAACTTAAAAATAAAAAAAAGGAATATTTTCTAGATAATTCTAAATATATTTTTGAATATTTTGAAAACAAAAAAAATATTTCCAACGAAGAATCTAATATCGTAAATACACCACAAAATAACAGCAAAACTAGAATACTAAATAGTTTTTTTAAAATTAAAGATACCGTTCACGAAGAAAATAAACAAGAAATGGGTAAAAATATTGTTCAAAAATATCTTTCAAATATTGATGATATGTTTTTAGATATTAATGCGTATGTTTACCCAACTGATATTTGTAAATTTTGTTTTAAAGGTGAATTAATACCATTAGAGGATGAAGGTGTTCTTATGTGCAACGATTGTTTTAGATATGTTCCATATTTAATAGAAAACGAAAAACCATCTTATAAAGAACCACCTAAAGAAGTATGTTTTTATGCTTATAAACGTATTAATCATTTTAAAGAAATATTAGCACAATTTCAGGGCAAAGAAACAACACAGATACCTCATGATGTAATTGAAAATATTAAATTACAAATTAAAAAGGAGAGATTTGAACTAAGTGAAATTACAAATATTAAAACCAAAGAAATTTTAAAAAAATTGGGCTATAATAAATACTACGAACACATACCATTTATTAAAGATAAATTAGGTATTAAACCACCAATCATGTCTAGCGATTTAGAAGAAACATTGTGTAATTTATTTATTGAATTGCAATCACCTTATTCAAAATTTTGTCCAGATGACAGGGTTAATTTTTTAAATTATTATTATACAGCTTATAAACTTTGTGAATTATTAGGAGAAACACAATATTTAGAACATTTTCCAATGTTAAAAGACAAGGAAAAGCGAATTGAACAAGATAATATTTGGAAGAAAATATGTGCTGAGTTGAATTGGGAGTTTATACCAACCATCTAATTCCACCTTTAGAAAAGGTGGAGCCAAATAGTTTGGTTTAACGTTTTTGAAAGGTTAATTTGCTCTACTTTTTGAAAAGTAGATAGGTTGAGCCAAACTTTCAACCAATTTGTTTGTTTCATTTTTAACTGAATAATCTAGTAAGTTGTCACTTGGTAAAATTTACTGGTGTAAAACCTGGAATACCCTGAGGACCAGCTGGACCAACAGAACCAGCAGGACCAACAGGGCCAGCGGGGCCAGCGGGGCCAGAAGGACCAACAGAACCAGCAGGGCCAGGAGGACCAGCAGGACCAGGAGGACCAGACCCAGGGGCTACTAACACATACTTTACTGTATTACTTTGATTTGATTGTCCAAGACTAAATAAAGGGTGTGAAGCTAGTATTTGGTTGTTATTATAAAAAACTATATTATAGGTTTTTATTCTATCCCAGCAACAATCTATTCTATTTGAAATTTGAACAGAACCAACATTTACAGCTGGATTTAATGTAATAGTTAGAGTGTCCATTGGGGTAGTGCTATGGATTATTGTATTTTGATTATCATATGCGCTTGAATAAGGTGCATGTGGATGCTCTCCGTTAGCTAAAGTTATTTTATTATTACCAATCCAATATTGAACAATATTATTATTTTTATCTAAAATCGTTATCTCAGCAAGATTTATCCATGCATCTTCTCCTCCTGTATTAGAACGACCATATACTATTTGTATAGAAGTAATTGGTTTATTCTCTGACATGATAATATCTTCAATATATGTAGGACTTACAATACCTTCTCTGTTTGTATTAAAAAATTTATAAAGAATAATAAAAAATAGAATTATTAAAATTATTAAAATTAGCAATAAAAATAATAGTAGATTTTTATTTTTTGTTCCAAAAATTTTTGTTAAATATGCTAAATTAATGTTTTTTAATTTCATCATCATCGATCAATATATATATTTTTATTATATTATTATTTTTATACACATTCGTTCAAATTTTTTTCAATGTTAGAGATTTGGCTCTCAACCTTTCCCAAAGGCTGAATAAGGAAATAGTTTCAAAAGATTGGTATTGTAAATAGAAAAATTAGGGTCAGGACAATTTCCACCAAAATTTCCACCTTTCAAAGAATGTTTCTTTTTGTAGTTTTTTTGGCTGATTCTTCTTTTGGATGTTTTAATTCTTTTATTTGAACGTGTATTTCTACTTCTACTTTTACGCATAATTAATTAATTATAATATTACATGATAAAATTATAATTATTTCCAAAAGGTTGAAAATTTGGCTCAACCTAACAACTTTTCAAAAAAGTTGTGCAAAACAATTTGGCTCAATCTTTCCCAAAGGTTGATACTTAAAATCCACCAGGGAATCTTACCAGGTTAGCACCAATACCGAATCCAGCACCTGATCTTGCACTTACACCCATACTAGGAATATAAGTATCAAGGATACTAAAAGTAGCAGCAGCAGTTAAAGCAATTAGGATGATTTCCTCAATATTTAAAGAACGTTTTGGTATGGCAAAAGCAGCAATAGCTACCATTAAACCTTCTACTAAATACTTAATGATTCTTTTGATCAATTCGCCGACGTTTATCAAACCAGTCATTATATTAAATAAAAAGAAAAAAATATAATATTGTAATATAAAAACTTAAAGTTTGCTAAATATTATAAATTAAATGGCTGGTAAAACTTCCAAGGGAAAAAATAAAGATTCTGTAGGTATAAATACAACAAATGCAAAAAGTGGTTTTGAGCGAAAACTAGACAATCAAAACAATACCAACAGTAAATATGTAGACCTTTTAGAAGAAGATAAACCTATCGCAGGACAAAAGTTTGCATGCATCTCGTTTGTTTCACCTGAAAAAATAATCAAACAAAAGGAGATATTTTATTTTGAAGAATTCCTAAAGAAATGGGATATTAATAAATCAATGGAAAAATTTGTTCAATTTTTAAATTTTATTTCATACAAATATCATCTATCGTTTGACGACATTTCAAATGATTTTAAAGAATTCGTAAAAGAAGAAAAAGATGAACTTGCTAAATCATGTATGGAGGACGATTACAAGACTTTTTTGGATAACAATGAAGAGGAATTAGATAAATTATTTGGTATGAATCATAATTTTCAAACAAGCACAAGAGGAATTAAGATAAGAGGCGTGTATCCATCAATGGAAGAAGCAGAAATAAGATGTAAATTGTTGAGAGAAATTGACCCAAATCATGATGTATTTGTTGGTCCAGTCGGCTTATGGATGCCATGGGATCCGGAAGCTTATAAAACAGGTCGCGTTGAATATATGGAAGAAGAATTAAATCAATTAATGCATGAAAAACAAAAGAACGAAGCAAACGCTAAACAAAATTTTGAACAACGTGTTAAGGAAACAAAGCAAAAGGCAATTGAAGAAAACATTAAAAAGGCTGAGAAGAGCGGTAATACATTAACTCAAAGTATTGATGACGCTGGAAATCTTATTGGTATTAATAACATGAGTACAAAAGAAGGTAGTTTTACAAATAATGATGATGGAGAATCAATAACCGCAGCGGATATTCGTGCAGAATTATTTGAGGGTGAAAATATAGTTGTCGGAAAAAGTGATTATGGACAAAGTGAATTAGTAAGTGGTCCATTTGCTTTAAAAAAGAATAAAGATGGCATGGAAGAAGTAGATTAGATAAAATTATTAGTAAATATATAATAAAAATATTTTAATATAAAAAATAATGTATTAAATATAATATAATTATAAAATAATAATTATATTATGAAAATAGGTATTGCTATTCCTGCTTATATAGGTCACATTGACCATCTTTTCAAATTGCTTGATTCTATTCAAAATCAGACAATCTTTCCAAACAAAGTAGTAGTTAGTTGTTCTTCAATGAAAATGAGTGATTTAAAATCAAAATTTCTTGAAAAAATCCAACAATATACATTTTCTTTAGAAATAATTGTTACCGAAGAAAAGAAAAATGCAGCTCAAAATCGTAATATAGCGGCTTCTAAATTATCAGATATGGAATATATAACGTTTATAGATGCTGATGATATAATGCATCCACAAAGAATAGAAATATTATTAAAAGTATTTAAAGAACACGATAGTGATATTATTTTACATAATTATTTCATTGATGTAGCTTTTGAGAATGACCTATTTAAAAAAATAGATAATAGTGAAATCAATGTAAGAGCTAATTCATTAAGACAAGATTGGTCCGGATGTATAGAACATATTAATTATGTAGAAGAAGGTATACATCATTCCCAGGTGTCAATTAAAAAAGAAATTTTTAATAAAATAAAATTTCCTGAAGAAATTGAATTTAATAGAAAAGAAGATTGTATTTTTTGTCATAGAGTTTTTAATTTACCTGACATTAAAAATTCTTACATTGCAAATAAATTGTCATATTACGCTCCATCAAACACTGATTTTTAAATGGGACTTTCATGTAATCCAATAGTAATAGGATATTTGATAAAACAATAATCTCTCCATGTAGTGTAAAAACTATGGTTCAATTCGCACCATTCAAACAAATATTTACCATTTGAAGCTTTTAATGGAAATTCTTTCCATAATTTATGTTTGAAATGAAATAATAGATTCATTATTCCCATTTCATTTGTTTTACACAAAGTATATTTATTCATAGCATTTATTAATTGTTCTTTATTACATATTTTCAAAATACTTGTATCATAAACCCAAATACAGTTTAACATATGATATGAATCAAATATCTCATTTCCAAAATCGGTTGTAATAATTTCTATTTTTTCTTCATTATCAAAAGACAATTGATGTTTAAATATTTGATCACTACTAAAATTAGGGGATGCATCATTTGGAGCTAAAATAGAATTAAGGTAATCAAGTTCTAAAACATATTTAACATCATCTAATACACGTAATCCTGCATCTAAAAAAACCACTCTTTCCCATTGTAAAAAATAATTATCAAAAACATGCAGTTTCTCCCATTGATTTAATTTATTCAATTCTCGTTTGTCACTGTTAGAAAACCCATTGGGTCCTATTTCATTCAAAAGATGTGTTTTATCTATTAAAGAGAAACTTTTTTCAATTATGTTGTGTTGTGACTTGTAGCTATCTTCCAAATCAAAATCAATAGTAATTAGCACAATATCACCGCACCAATTTCCGACACTTCTCAAATCGCTGATAGTTACACACGCTTTATAAAAATACGATTGGTCTGTTACTAAAACAAAAACGGTGTTTTTGTTACTATAATTGTTCATTATTTCCATGTTATAAATATAAATACTAATGTTTATATTTATTATATTTTAATTTATATACTTATTTTTATAATTTTTACCACTTTGTTTTCTTAACACTAATTTTTTGCCCATTGCCTCTCTTTTTATTTGCATTTGGATCATATTTCTCTTCTTCATCATCTGAATTATAATTTTTAGACAACTCCCAAAATTCTTTTGAACCTAATCTAAAGTCATTGTGGTTTTCTGCTTTATACCAAAATACCTGGTCTTGTAATTTATTTGATTTTACATTATTGTTTATTACCAAACATTCGTAATTTTCTGTGCACTGATCCATAACTTGACAAAAAGATTCAAATGTTGGGAACATACCAGCATAATTATCATAAATACGACGTCTATTTGCTATATAATTCTCTCTTAAAATGAAAACATAATCAATATTTGTTCGTAGTGTTGGAGGAATACCTAAAGGATACTGCATAGTAATTACTAACATGATCTTCCAGTGACGTCCGTTCATGAACAACAAGCGCATCATTTTGTCACGAGACCAAGTATTATCATAAAGACAATCGTCTAAAATGACAAAAGCGCGAGGGTCAATCGTTGTTCGTTTATATGTCTCCATTTCTTTTTTAATTTGTTTCAATACAGTTCTTTGTCTTTTTAAAATATTTTCTATGATAGCAGTGTTATATTCATTGTGTATAAATAATCTTGGGACCATTTTACCGTAAAAGCCATTTCCTTCTTCAGTTCCTGAAATAACTGTCCCAATAGGAATATCTTGTTGATAATAGAGCAAATCTCTCACTAAAAAACTTTTACCTGTATCACGTTTGCCAATTAAAACAATAACAGGTCCTTTTGATTCATTTGACTTAAAACTAATACTTTTCATATCAAATTTTTTTAATTCTAAAGACATTATTATTAAATTTAGAAAAATAAATTTATATATTTATACGAATCTACAGGATTTAATAAACAAAATAAGTTAAAACTGTATATTATTTATATTTTAATTACCTAATAATATGAATATATTAGATAACGATCATATTTCACAGAAGGATACTAATAGTAATACTAATATTAATTATCAAAAAAGAAAAAACACAGAACTTTTCAAGGCTTTAGAAAAACCTGAAACTCTTTTTCTCTCAAAAACTCAAAACTATATACCAATATATGAGAGATTTTTTTCATTGAATGATACAAATTAAAATAGTATAAATTTAAATCATAAATGGTATTTGTATAATATCAAAAATAATGTTGATACAAATAGTGAGACAAAAAAAATATTTCAATGTCGTATTAAAAATATAGAAAACGATGAAATTAAAACCAAAAATATATTTATCAAATTAGCACCTTTGTTAGATCCATTTAAATTTTTAGTGGGTAAATATAATAATATTGTTGACGAGAAATTATATAATTTACCCGATTTAGATGTCAATCAGGCCAACAACGTCAATTGTCATGATAAATTATTAGATGTAAATAATTCAGCTTACGTAGACGGTCTTTTTGTTTATATAACATCCTTATTGAAAAATAATTTCAATTTTAATCATGGATTAGATTATTACGGTTCATTTCTTTCTATTAAAAATAATTATATGTTAAATGTATTTGATGACTTGGATTATTTAAATAGTTCAGATTTTTTTAATAAAAATAAAAATATTTTGTTTAAAATTGATCATTATGAACATTTGATTAAATCAGAAAAACATAAATTAAAAACTATTAAAATAGACTACACTTCAAGTGCAAAATCTAGCTTATCTTTTAAATCAATAAATAATGAAATTTTTGAAAATTTGTTTAATGATAATGATGATAATAAGCGTGAAAAATCTTTATCAACTGATAATAACATTATTGAATACGATTTTAATATTATTGACATTGATAACAGTATTGATAATAAATCTAATACTTTAAAATCAACAACTAGCTCTAGTTGTTCGTCAAGATTATCTTATACAAATAGTGAAACAAGTGAAATGAATAATAATGATTGTGAAAATAACTCTGAATATACGTCATATAACTATGAAAGTGATTGCGGAGATATTGACTCTGAGCGTCAAGAATATGATGATGATGAAGATGATGACGATGATGACGATGATGACGATGATGACGGTGACGATGATGAAGTTGATGAAGAAGAAATAAACGTAACGATTAGTAAATTTCCAGTACAATTAATTTGTATGGAAAATTGTGAAAATACTCTTGATGATTTAATATTAAATGACAAACTAACAAACGACGAATGGTTTTCTGCTTTAATGCAAATAATAATGGTATTGATTACATATCAAAAAGTATTTTCATTTACTCATAATGACCTACACACAAATAATATCATGTATAACGAGACTTCAAAAAAATTTATTATTTATCAATACAATAAAAAAACTTATAAAGTTCCGACTTTTGGTAAAATATTTAAAATTATTGATTTTGGGAGAAGTATTTATAAATTTCAAGGAAAACTATTTTGCAGCGATAGTTTCCAAAACGGTAATGACGCCGCATCTCAATACAATACAGAACCCTATTTTGATGAAAAAAAACCACGTCTAGAACCTAATCCCAGTTTTGATTTATCACGTTTAGCATGTTCCATATTTGATTATTTAGTAGAAGATTTGGAAGAAATTAAAGATATAAACAAGATAATTGATCCTGTTAAAAAATTGATTGTTGAATGGTGTTTAGATGACAATGGAGTTAATCTATTGTATAAAAATAATGGAGATGAGAGATATCCAGACTTTAAATTATATAAAATGATTGCAAGACACGTTCATAATCATAATCCACAAATTCAATTGGAGAGACCAGAATTCAAACAATTTTTAATAGAAAATAACCAATCTTTTCGCAATGACATACATATTAACAAAAAACAAAATACTATTAGAATTGATATTGATAAAATTCCATCGTTAGTATAAAATAACAAAATGTAATTATTATATTATTTTTAAAATAATATAATATTGATATAATAATAAATATAAAAACATAAATGGAGAAATATGGTTTTATAATGACAAGACATGTAAATTCTGAAAAAACAAATGATTATTGGAACAATAGTATAAAATGTATTAGACGATTTTATCCAAATATCAAAATAGTAGTTATTGATGATAATAGTAATTACGATCTTGTAAAAGCACATAATGAATATAAAAACGTTGAAATAATAAAATCAGAATATAAAGGAAGAGGGGAATTGTTGCCATATTATTATTTTTATAAAAACAAATTTTTTGATAACGCATTTATTATTCACGACAGTATTTTTATTCATAAAAGAATTGATTTTGAGAGATTAAAATCTATTGATGTTTTACCTTTATGGCACTTCAATCCAGATAAAGAAAACGTGAATAATTCATTAAACTTGGTATCTAATTTTAGAAACAAGTATTTGTTATATAAAAGTTTGACTTTAAGCGATGTGGCAATTCTAGGAAGAAGACCTGATTGGTATGGTTGTTTTGGAGTTCAAAGTTATATTAATCATAATTTTTTACTAAGAATAGCTAACAAATATAACATGTTTACATTGTTAAATAAAGTAAAATCACGCCCAGATAGATGTTGTTTAGAGAGGATTTTTGGGTTAATTTTTCATTTGGAATCAGGAGTCACCCAAAAATATAAATCTTTATTTGGTAATATTCATTATTATAATAGTTCATTTGATTATACATATGATAAATATAAACATGATTTAACTGTAAAAAAACAGTTGCCAAAAAGTATTATAAAGGTGTGGAGTGGACGCTAATAGCAACTTTTAGGAAAAGTTTGCGCAAAATGCTTTGCGAAAGTTTTGCTCTACTTTTTGAAAAGTAGATAGGTGGAGCCAAATTTTTTGCTCTACTTTTTGAAAAGTAGATAGGTGGATCCAAAGTTTTGCTCTACTTTTTGAAAAGTAGATAGGTGGATCCAAAGTTTTGCTCTACTTTTTGAAAAGTAGAGCAAAAGAGTAAATCATGGAAAAAGCATAAGGTTTTGCGCAACTTTTTTGAAAAGTTGCTAGAATTCAGGATTATTAGTAAAAACAGGTGTTGCACCACCAGTTAGTTTATCGCCATTTTGCATTACCGGTTTCAACTGTTCTAATACAAAATACCCAGCAACAACACTAAAATATACTAATAAAGCATCTCTTATCAATAATTTTAATGGTTTACTATCTTTTTCAATATATCTCATTTCAATGAATTTTACAATTAAAAAAATAATAGAAATAACAGCGGCTATTATAAAAATATTATCCATAGTATAGTTATTATTAAAATACTAAAGCACATTCTTATTTTTGTTTAAACGCAATTTTTCATATCATAGTTAAATAATTCAAAATCTTTTTTATAAAATTCATTTATTAACTTTATAGAATCATTGTTCAAATATTTGTCGTAATTATCTTTTGTTACATTTTTTCTATTTACATTAACATTAAAATTAAAATCATGATATCCATAATTCTTTACATTTTCAATTAAATTCTCTGTTTTAAAAATTGTAATATTTGGAATAATACAATTATTATTGTCTATTATAAATTCATATTGTGGTTTGTTATGATTATCATAAATATTGCGATTAATATAGTTTTTGATAATTTCATATACCTCTTGCATAGTGCTAGTTTCATCTATTATCTCCCAAAAAAATAAATCACTAATAATTCTATGATATGGATTTCTTACAATCGTTACAATTTTTAAATTTTCATTAAAATCAACGTCTAACATATCTTTATATTCCAAAATCTCTTTATAAGTCAAATGATGTAAAGAAGAAGTTTTTAAGTTAAATTTTTCAAATAAAACATTATTTTTATTAAATAATGAATACAGCGTTTGTGGTGATTTTTTTTGTAAATAATATTCTAAAGAAGTTCCTCCTGTTTTTGGTATATGGATAAATAATAACTTTATATCTTTATAATACGGCATAAAAATCTAATGTATATTTATATTATATTTATATTATAATTATATTTTTATAAATTATATACACAATTTAATCTAAAAGTTCTATATCATCAATAATTAAATCTGGTAATGTTTCCAATTCAGGTTCATTTATTACATGAACATCTAATGCATCCAAACTTGCAAGCTCGTCTGATATATTTATTTTTTCAAGGCTTGGACGTCCATTGTCATCATAATCATCGTCGCCTTCTGTTTCTAATTTTCGTTGATTATATCTTAATTCACTAAGTTCTTCTAATCTTTCTATATCTTTTGGTGCAGTAATTCTCTCTTCTTTATTATATTGATCTTTTACTAAATCCACGTCGCTAAAAGATAATTTGGAACTTGCTCCTGCGGCTGCACCTCTAACGCTATCTACTTTATTTTGCTCAGCTCCTGTTCCAGCCACATTTACGTTGTTTGTATCACTTTTAATTGGTTCTTGTATGTATTCTTCTTTAACTTCTTCCACGACATCTTCTTCCATTGTTTCATCCATGTAAGCTTTTAATATTGCTTCAACTGGGACACTTTCTCTCAATGAATTTAAAATACATTCTTGGACAATAATTTCCAATTCTCTATTATGTTTTTGTATTTGTAATGGAGACACATTCAATTCAAACAAATAAACATTTTTATATATTTTTCTTGCTACATGAATATATACTTTGTGAATAAAATCGTCCAACTTTGGGATATTAATATCTATCTTTTTTTGTTTTTGTCCAACTCTCATTACAGTCAATATTTTCAATTGAATAATATGGACACATGTGATCAAATCTTCTAAATAAGAACATCCAGATTTATCACAAATTCGTTTCTTTTCACTTTCAATGATGGTTTGATTCCACTTAGGAACTCTTGTAATAAAGTTTTGAAATGTCATCAAATATTTTTCCATTTCATTGTTTTCTTT